ATCTTTATTCCAATAAGGTTCGTAAGTTGCCAAAGGTATTGTCTCTACGATTGTATTTCCTAACAATATATACAAAATATTATTTTGAACATCAGCCCCTTTCTGCACACTATATCTACCACCGTTTGTCGCATCAAATAAATCAAGATACACGTCATCAGCCGCTTCTACGTCTGGTGTAAATATAATTTCTATTCCAACATCGGCTGTATTATATATCCCAGTCCCTGTACCCACTAAATAATTACCAGTACCGCCGCCAATTTCTATATAATCATTAGTAAAAGTTACAGTGCCGACCTTGGTTAGATTAAGACCGTTGCCAGATGTTTCCCATACGATAGTACTCCCGTTATTGTTGCCCATATCAGCAACAAAAGACGCTGAATTTCTATCAGTTGATAATATGTTCGCACCCATAGCATCGTCTCTCGTAAAATACCAAAATGCTATACCCAGTACAACGAATGCAAGTAAAATGTATGTTATTTTTTTCATAATTATTTGGCTAAGGTTAGCTAAAATACATAACACGAAGTGCCATTGCATTTGATATGTACACTATTGTAGTTGCCTGAAATTGTATAAGTAGATGCACCGTTAATAGTTTCTGCACCCTGAGTCGCAATCGTAATATTATTTGTTCCAGCACTACCGCCCGTGTCTGAAATTACACCAACTGAATTTAGGGTTGCAGTTCCTTGAGCAATAAAAGCACTTGATAATGTTACTGTGAAAGCAGCCGCGGTTGTACTAGCATTGATATGATAATCACCTACTGCAAAAGTAGTGGCAGCTTCAACATACCTAGCTTTCTCAGATTTGCCAGCTCTAATTTCCAATACTGTACTAGACGCATTTCCATCATTAGAACTATCTTTAGCCAATAAAGATAAAGCCGCAAAACCATCTACATTAAATGTATAACCTTGTTTTACTGTATCTCCTGCTGCTGAACTTACTGGTATATTAACTAAATCTATTAAACCACCATTTAAAGGTAACTCTAATGTACCAGCGACAAGATTGTCAATCGTAGTAGTTGTACCGTCAAACCAGGCACTGTCATTTACTTCTAAACCAGCTACTATCAAGCTACCTGCTGAAGTTAAACTATGATTGGAAGTTTGGCTGCCGAAAGCCGATACGCTATCAGCATTGATAGAAGTTGTTACTGTATAGTCTGACTTAGTTATATTCAATGTTTCTAAAACCGAACCAGCTAAAGAAACGACTGAGCCATATATTGTCCCCCAGCGATAACTAGCAGCACCTAGGTCAGCTCCTAAATCTGTCTCTGGTATAGCTGCGTCTACGTTAGCTTGTAACACCGAATAACTATTTCCAGAAATATCTTTCTTCTGGAAGCCACTATTCTCTCTTCTGCCTTCCAAGCTGGCAGTTGGTTGTAAAGGTTGATCTGTTTTTACATCAATGGTACAACCCGCAACTAACAGAACAGAGCAGATCAGTCCAAAAATTATTACTATTTTTTTCATAGACTATTGGTTAGTACCGTATTTAATTTGTAATGAAGTAGTACCGGCTGTATAGCTCGATACTTGAGCATTCACGGTAGTTAATAAATCAGTATTTAAAACAAAATTTCTTAGATCATCCGAACCAGCACAACTTATACCTGTGTCACCGTCAATAGCAGAACCATCTTCTAAGTCTATGACTTGTATGTAGTCCCAGTGATTTGTAACTGTAGCAGCAGAAGTAAAATCTACATCTTCCGGGGCTAGATTAGACCCCGCGAATTTTACTGTTAGAGTTGGTGAGCTAGTGCAACTGAACATAAAGCTAACATTACGATAGCTGTCTATCCTATGTCCCGCCCCCCAGCTCGCGGTTGTTGTAGCACTAAATACTGTGCGCGCAGGTTCATATGTTCTCCCCTCTAGTAATTGGTAGCCTCCAACACTAACTCCTAATAAAGCTAGGGCACCAATCAATACTTTTACGATTATATTTTTCATATTAGAAAAAATTCTTAAGTAAATGACTCCCCATGTTAGAGAAATCTTGATAAATTTTATAACCTTCTTCTTTTGCTTTCTTGCAAAATTCTATATCAGCATCTAGCTTTTCAACCGGATCGGGAGCTGGATATTCAATCTTTTCCAGTACTTCTCTTTTGATTAGTGAAAAACCCATGCTAAACCAATCAACTTCTTCTAGTCCCCGGCCGATTCTGTGTTCTCCTTTTGAATAACTGCACGGCTTGCCATCTACTCCGCAGTAGTATCCTGACACAATATCTTTGTTGTGTTTGACCAACCTTTCCAGAAAGTCTGGTATTTTTGGAATTACATCCGTATCAACAAATAGAACATGGGTATAATCTTTCCAGTCCTCACCTTCAAGAAAGTTCTGTATCATTCTACGCCTAGTCCACCAAATGGTTCGTCTTGGTCCACGCCAGAACATGATATTACATCTTTTCTCCCAAGCTAGGTCAACAAGGAACTTAGCATACTCCACTGGTAGATCATCTCTATTCTCTACTACCAATAACATTATTTTAATTTGTTTTTCATTCATATTAAAAATTCAGTCGGAGGGAGAAGTTTTTTAAGTTTCTCCTCCCTCAAAACATTTAATTTTCTTGAGCAGTCATTATTGCTCTATAAGCAGTAGCGGTATCACGAATAATCTTTATTTCAGCAGTATCACCAGCTAATAAGTAAGCAGATGTACTTGCATTATGTAAAGTTCCACCACCACCAATGAGTATAATTGAGGATGACGCAGTTTCAGTATTACGTAAAACTACTTCTTTCATATCTCCATCTGTGCCTAAACAATCAGCAAATAATGTAGTTGTATTAGGCAAAGTCAGTGCAGCAGTAGTCGTATTTCCTAAAGCTATAGGAATATACGCCTGATCACAGATTTGTGCAGCCGTAAAGAAATTACCAGTAGCGATAGTAGTAGATACTGTCCATGTAGTTGTAGCACCACCATAAACCAAGTTATCAAGATTGGTATCACCAGCGGTTACTGTCAGACCGGTAGCAGCTGTAATAGAAGCATCTGCGTATACAATACCATTTACTTCCATGGCTCCCTCAGCATAAAAATCACCGACAGTGGTCGGACAACCAGTTAAATGACCAGTTGAATCACAATCCGGCATCTCAGCTGAACCTATTATTGCAGCAGGACCACTAGGCATGAACTTACCAACAAGTTGGTTAGCTACAGCTGCAACAACCTTATCTTCAAAACTACCGCTAGAAGCGACAGCCTTTACAGAACTTCCCACAACTAACAAGGCAATTATAATAACTGCGAAGTTAAAGTTTAGAAAATTCTTTGCTTTCTTTTTCTTTTGTCTTTTAGTCATAGGATTATTTTTTAGTTTTCTTTGGTTTTTGCTTCTTGACTTTTTCTTGAACTTCGACCTCTTTTTTTGGGAGTTCTTCAAGTCTTTTCTCTTCGTCTTTCTTCTTCTTCTTACATTGAGCCTTGGCTCTTTTTATTTTCTCTTCTCGTAGCTTCTCTTCTTCCTTGGCAGCGTCCTCTGCTTGTTTTTTAGCAAGGGCTATAGCCGCCTTTTCTGCTTTCTCTTGTGCTTCTTTCTCTTTGCGATATGCTTTGTATTCTTCCTCAGTTGCATTAATAACTTCAATAGTTGAATATAGACCTTTGACATGGCTAGCCACATCATCACCCACAACTACGAATTCATGCACCGGAATAGACACAAACGCGTCCTTAAACCTAAATGAGAAAATTTTAGGTGTAGGATTATACATTTTTTTCATAGCTTTACTTTCTTAATTAGTTATTCTGTACAAGGCGAGGAGGTTATCCTCCCCGCCAATATAAAAGTTTTTATGCTCCGGCTGAATACCAATTTCCCACCCAATGTGTGTAACCAACAGCTAACTCATGCTTAAAGGCATAAGTCATGTTACCAGTCTTTGGATCCTCAGGTCTTTCGAAATATTGAGGGCCACCATAGCGGTAAACTCTTAACAAGCTATCCATTCCCGGAAGTTTGGCTTGTAAATACCAAGCTGTAGCAGAACCACCTTGTTCACTATTTAACCAGCGAGAAGATAGAACACCTATCCTTCCTCTGTAATAGTTCAAGTCATTGTTGGTGGTCGATGGTCGTTGTTCAGAACCGGTATAGATAACAGCATTTTTCTCTAAGTCGTCAGGGACGCACAAAGTAATCATGCCCATATCCATTACTGGTAAACCACGATCGGTCAACTGCTTAACCAAAGCTAGACGACCAGTCTCAAGGTTTGTTTCTGTCAAAGCGATAGCACCGGCAGAAACGTTTGACTGTGCAGTACCACCGTCGGCACGTGCATGGTCAGTCTGGAATAATTCTTCATTATGATATCGATCGATATAAATACCGTTCGATGTTTGAGCTGTGCTAGCACCACCTACCAAAATTTGGAAAGCAGCTTTGGCTTCATGCATATCTACCTTTGCAGCTAGATTTGCCATCTCGTCTAGTTTAGCTCCTACTTTTTCTCTATCTTTTGCAGCATTTTCAGTAAGCTCTACACTCTTACCGTAATTACGGGCAGTGTAAAGAGTTTCGAAAGTTTTGTAATTGACAGTAGATGGATATGGTTGACCTTCTCCGAAGTATTCAGGTAAATCATAACCAGTTAATCCTGTAGTACGTTTTACAGGGTCTTCCATATTCATGAAAGAGAACACTTGAGCTGCGGCTTCTTTGCCCTTATAAGTGATTAAGTTTTCCTCGAAAACTGCCTCAAATTTAGGACCTAAACCACGTTTGCCCAAATCTCCCATAGTACTTCGTGTTTGAATGTTACTCATAGATTTAGATTATGTGATTAAGCCATCGCTGCACCATTGTCCCAAGCTTCGCTGTGGTTAATGGATACAAGCATTCTAGATGAATCGTCTGGGTCTGCGCCCCAGTTCTTTAGTTCTCTAACATCGGTAATGGTACGAGAATGAGTAGTCTCATCAATATCGTTTTGATCAGCTACACTTACCCAACCACCAGCTTTGTTTGAAGAACTTGTTGTGTTCATAGTTCCTGTTACAGAACCGGAAAAAATTGCATATTTAGAAGTTTCTACTTTACAAGCAATCAAATCAACAGTTTCATTGTCAGCGGCTACGACAACTGTCTCTTGACCTGCTGCACCTGTAACTGTTGCGCTTCCTACTTCGGCAACAGAGCCTGAAATAGAATTGCCTTTTTTGTCTACGATGTCAACGATAACACCGTGAACAGCACCACCAGCAGTAGTTACTTCCAAATTACCATTTCTCAGTTTAACCATATCTCCTACAATAACAGTGTCACTGTTGTCGATAATGTGTTCATGAACCATTGAAGGTCCAAATACTTTCCAGAGTTTAAAACTCATAATGGTAAAGTTAAATTAATTAAATACAGCAAGTTGTTGAATTAGTACCTATGCTTTGGAGCGTACTCTTTCTCACGCTCCTTGCGGTTCTTAAGAATATTCTTAGCCTGTTCCATTGACCAGCCTTTTTCTTTGGCTAAAGTTTTAACTTCTTCAGAGACACCCTCTGATTTAGTTTTACTTTTACCACCTACTTCGGCTGAACTCATTTTATCCCTAGCATCAACCCCATCCAGTCGTGCTTTCTCAAGCTCGGCTTGGCGGTCTTTAGATGTGTTAGAGAAATCTAAGATGTCCTTAATGGTTCTTTTTAATTCACCTCTTGCTACAAACCTACTTTCTTTCGAGGCAGTGCTATAAACACTCTCAAGAGCTGGGTCTAATAAGGTTTTTACTTTCTTAAAGTCAGCTTCGCCTAATTCCTTTAACTCGGAATCAAACTCATCAAGTATATCAGCTCGCTTAGACAGATAGTCTGTCTTATATTGATCTGATTCACCCGAACCCTTTTTGCGTAAGCCCTTAGTTTCAATCTCCCGCTTATAATTATTAGCAGTTGATTTCCACTTATCTGCTTCCGCTTTCCAGTCTTTATCCTCTTCGTCTTCGTTTGTAGAGGTGTCTCCCTCATCTTCATCAGACGTGGTTTCTTCGATGTACTCCTGGGAGTCATCAAGAGTGTCCTTCTCTTCATCAATGTAATCGTCTTCCATACAGATTTAATTTAATTTAAGGTCTTTTTTAGGGCAGATAGACCGACTGCCATTAAACCTGATGTCCCAGTATCAATCCTCCGGCTGATATTGGAACACCAGTGTTAAAATGTAAAAGAGCTAGTTTCTTATATGCGCCATTCTGATAGGCATTCTATATTTCTTATAGAAATGATCCCTTATCTCTGCGCCTTTTTCGTCAACTTCAAACAGTATGTTGCGATTTTTGATTGGTTCTCTTTCTCCATCTGCAAAAACAACTACGCCACCAACCTCTGGATTACCTAATATCTTGTAAAGATATTCAGCATGCTCCTCATTCTCATACTTATTAATCCCAGGCTTTAAGGCAACTGTTTCACTCATGCTGTAATTTGGATGATTTAATATCTCTGCCTTCTGTAATTTGTATTTAGGGTCATTCGGATCTAAATCTGAAAGAAACTTGCCTGTTGGGGAAGGGCTTTCTTGTGGATTGGTAATAGGGTGTTGAGTCATCTTAAACTCCAACCTGTCTTCTCCTTTGTAATTTAATATAATCATATTATTAATTAATTAAGTTATACATTCTCGACCTTTAATATTCTTCTACTGTTGATTCATAGCCACCACCTACTGACACTGGCTCTTCCGGCACCCTACTCTGTTTAATCTGTACCTGTATGCTCTCAACAAAGTTCACATATCCTAAGTATCTTTCTTCTTTGGTCCTACCATATAATTGGTAACCTGCTTGTCTATGCAATTCAAGAAAGTTCTCCATGCCCTCTATCTTTGCTAATTCACCAATTATCCTCTGTTCATCATGGGTGTTCATTGTTATAATCCGCGGCTCTTTATCTAATAGTTTTTTTAAGAATTTCATACTGTGCTCATTTCATTTACCTGTTTACGCTCGGGCTGTTTAACTTGTTGCCCAGGTTGCTGTCCAGGTTGCCCAGGTACAGCTCCCGGCATGCCGGGCATCATCTGTGGCTGTTTGGTCCTAGCACTAGAGACATCCTTGCCAAACTTCCTATTCAACTCATCAAAACCATAATCTCTATCAAACTTATCAGCATACATTTCCATCATAATCTTTTGGTAATTAATCTCAGAGATTTGCCTTTGCACCTCAGTCTTACCAATAGACGATTGCATAACAATCTTAATATCCATCTCCATTGACTTCAAAGCGCGCGGTTCAATCTCAATAATCTCCATGCGTTGTAGAGAGTCTTCAACTTTGTTGTCCTTTACCTTATCTACAACTGAGATTTGTACCACTCCACTTTTACCACTACTTAGTTTTTGGTCCCTCAAAACAATTCGCTTGTACTCTTTGCCCTCGATAGGTAAAGCATAGAACTGTACTTGATTAGCTAAACGCAGTATGTTCTTCTCTCTTGCGCCCTTTTCCATTAACTTTAAGAACAAAGATACCAACTCCATAGCGGCTTGTTGCTCAACTTCAATCTGTGTTGCAGTCTTTCCTTTGCCACCCGTACCACCAATCACCTCGCTAGCGACAATTGATTGCTCATTTCTTTGGGCCATGATCTGATATAAAGCCACAGAAGAAGTAGAAGGCTCCGGGATTGGAAGCACTTGGAACTTAGGAGTACCGTCAGACCAGTCAGTTGTAATAACATTGTTAGGTTGTAAAAAGCCCTTGGTCATAGCACTTGCTGTCTGCCCGTCAGCCAATACAGGGTTTGAAACAGACAAAGTAGCTTGATCCATGATCCTATCGAACAGCCCATCTTTTGAATCACAATCAGCCACTAACTTGTCAATGATTGACCGGCCATAAAAGAAGCCAGCGTCAAACGGTTCAAACACCGCAGCCCAGAAAGGTAAGACTGGCCTGCCATATTTACGCCAAGGAAGCGGTGATACAGTGTGCTTTCCCTTAGGGTTAATCCATATTTTATTGGCTAAAATAACATATTCATCGTTTTTCTTGTCAAACTTTCTTACAACTTCTATCTGATTACTCTTAACATCTTCACTGTTCTTCCAGAAAGGAGTGCTATTATCCACCACGCTTGCCTCCATTGTCGTCACTTTATCAGCATCGATGTACCCACCAAACTCAGTTTTGAACTCATCTTCACTCATTATTGACCGTAAATAACAATCATCCATATCAGCTACAGCGCCCGGTCGGACCATAACATCACCAGGGACAAAGTCCTCAAGGTTTATAATCCTTGATCGAACATCGTTCCACTCGTTGATTTCTTTCTCTGTATACTCAAACTCACCTGTCTCTGGGTTAAGGTTTGTAAGTTCTTTTGCCTTTATAGTACCAAAATACCAGTCTTCCATGCCAATAACAGTACCTTTCTCTGATGCTTCCATCATCTCTAAAACAACTTGGAAATCATCGTCGTTGATATTGGCACCATGCTTAAGCATGTAGTTGGCCAACTTCTCTTTAAAAAATTCAGTATTATTTAACTCATTCATACTAAATGCAACCGCTTCCATACCACGCATAGCAAGCTTTGATAGAATACCAATAAGCTTCTCGTTGGGAGTAGTAGAGGCGAGATTAGATTGCCAATTGCGCTTGTGAGCTGGTCGCTTTTTGTATTGAACAAAGCGCTTGACGTTGTCATCAATGTATTCCTTAAGAGTCCTACCCCGGAGAAGGTCTTGCTCTAAGTCACGATTAGACTTAGCTTCTGTATACTGACCCCAAACAAAATCAGCCACCTCAGCTCTATCTAGAGTTTGGGGGCTTGTTTCTTGAGCTGACTTGTCCATTTCTTCTTTAATATTTGGCATAATATATATTTTAAAAACCCTACTGAATAGCAGGGTCTTGTTCTTTATGAGACGCAACTACGCAAAAATCTCATAATGAACAAGGCCTTAATACTCATTATGTGCGTAGTTGCGATTGAATTGTTTAATATGGCTTTTTTACAAGCAAGTTGACAGACAAGTTTGCACACTCTAAATAGAAATTTATCCACAGATTTATAAAAAAGGAGAGCACCTGTCTGTCAACCTGCCTATAAAGGCAGGTAAATATGGGCCGAATGGTCGAAATACCATCACCAACCATTCTAAAAATCCTGGCTTATCCCCAGGGTAGAACTTAGCAAAAGAGGCCACTCTATTGCATAAGCTCTATTCTAGGGGTAATTCTATGTCCACTCCTCATAATCAAGATCCTCCATCTCTCGAATATCCGCATAAGTAGAGCGGTAATTGCTAACGATTGGCGGTTTAGCTATAATCAATTGGTACGCCAAACTATCCGCTAAGTCGTCATAATCACCCATTGGAAACTTAATCAATTCATCAACTAAATCAGTATGCTCGCGCTTAATAAATATCGTACCTGCATTAAACCTGGGCACAAGCCCAGCGATTCTTAGATTCTTATTCAAGCCGGAGTCCTTTAACTTCTCAACATTAAAGAAGTTGTTACGCCTCTTCATCTCATCTACCAGCGCAGGCTTCAAAGTATGCTCAAATGCTTTCTGCTCAATGCCTATCTTAACCGGTTGATATAAATCCACAAGGCCAAAAATATGCTTAATCAGGTCCGGCTCATTTCCCTTAAACCTTTCAGCCTTCTGCAAGTACCAATTGTTCTCAATATCCACCGAATTAACAACAATACCAGTATAATCAGCCGTTTTAGCAGTGCTATAAGCCCTGTCAATGGTAATAAAGGTAGCTAACGACTTACCATTAAGCACTATATCCTCGTAATACTTGAATTGTTCCAACCGAAAGTGCCTATTTTCATCACTTATCGGATCATTTTGGTACTCTTGGTAGAACAAATAGAGCTGTCCTCTACGAATATATTCCTCTTTTATCCTCAGAATATCATCATAATCTAGATGCTCGGGCCATAGTGTCTCTCGTTTCTTGTCATCAATGATTGCTTTATACAGTTTTGTTTTATAACTTTCGTATGTATTTAATATTTTATAGAGCAATGAATCAAAATGTAATACCGTTCCAATCATTATTACCCGTCCACCAGTGGCCAAACAAGGCTCCAAAGCTCCACTAAACCAGCGCTCTAACTTCTCTCTGCGCTCCTTACTCTGCACCAACTCATCATTTTCAAGATCATCTATAATAATTAAATCCGGTCTATTCTCTCTGTATTTCTTACCACGCACCTTCATGCCAGCACCAAGAGCTTCAATCTTTATGTTATTCACAGTAATATCACCCTCGGACCAATTCTTAGAAGTTAAGTCGCCGTACATTGCTCGGAGTTTATCGTTTCCCTCTAATTCTGCCTTTAATGCGTCTAAAAATGCAGTTGACTGGGTATATGTATCCGATATCATCAAGATATAATTGGTTTTCTTGTGGATTACAACCCACAACAGGTAGACTAAACCAACTAGTGTTGACTTTGCGTGTGAACGCGGAGCAGCAATCGCCACTCTTTTGTTCTCCTCATTGCTGATCAAATCAATAATCTCCTCATGAAATTCCGGAGTAGCTAAGCGCAAGTGATGTGGTAAAAAGAACCGGGCGAATTCTAGTATATCTTTCTCGAATATCTGCCTAGCTGCTTGCTTTTTCTCCTCCAGCGGTATGTCCTTTGGACTTTTGTACATAAACTTCTAATAATTTATCAAGATCAACCGTTGCTAGGACCTTGCCGTTAGACTTGACATCAATATTTTGCTGTGCTTTGCCAAAAGTTCTATCAAATAGACTATCAAGTGCTTTATTATCAGGCTTTTCAGTGGTTAAATAATAGTATTCATCATCCATCTGATCAAGTTCCCCGGCCAAAAACTTTTCTATAATGCTTTGTCTCTCAACAATTTCTGGTCTTTGTTTGGTTTTTTTACCATTGCTATCAGTTATCGTCTTAATAACATAAAGATATTGGCATCCTTCTGCCAAATTCATCTGGGCATTCAATAACTTATCAGTGCTCTTAGCTATCCTACATCTCATCTCTGCAAAAACTCTCTCTTTTTCAAGTGTAGCGGCATTCTTTCCGCCTTTTGGTCTTCCTGCTCCCGGCCTAGCACCACCCAGTTTTGATTTATTTTTCGGGATTTCAGCCATATTTTAATATTCCTTTCCATCCATAAAAGTTCTACCTTTGGATGTATTATCTCTATTTTTCCACTCTAATGAATTAACCATTTGCTTTTGAGCTGTTCGAGCCTTCTCTTCATACCCCTTAGCAGTCCATAGTTGGCCTTTTCTCCTCGCCATTTCAGCTTCTTGGCCATAACCTTCAGCATCTTTCTTATGCCTTTCAAAATATTCGTCAGCCTGTTCCCTCTTCTGACGATCAACTCTATCGTATTTTACCATATATTTCCTGTTGATTTTTAATTATTTCTAATAATACCTTATCTATCTTCACATATTCCGTTCCCTCTTTCATGGGCACCGCGATCGTAGTTGGCCTAAATATAATCACTAACTGAGTAATTAGAATTAAGACCAATACCATCAAAACAACATTGTGTGGCGTTTTAAGAGCTTCTAACCTCCCAAACGATATCTTACTCATCCATGAGGCAAAACGCCCTCGTAACCCTGCTTTTCTCTTTAATTTTGGCATACGTAGTTTTATTTACTAGTGGGGGAGCACAGCTAAGAGTTTTTACCCTTATAGCTTTATTAAAAGGGCAGTTCTCCCCCACTAGTTCCACCCAAGTCATGCCTCAGGTAGGAAAACTACTGTATGCCCTCACCGGTAAATAAAAAAAGGACATACATTAAGTATGCCCTCGTTGATTTCAATTGATTTCCAAAAAGTTATAGTCATGGCCTCCAATTAATATATTTCTACCTTAGCACAACTAAGCTGTTTTGTCAAGATTCTCTGTGGATAAGTCCGGTTGAGGATCTCCGGGCTTACCATATTTTGAATATTCTTCTTCATTGCGCCGTATTTCTTCTGCTTTCTCTTTGGTCTCCTGGTATTTTTGGTTTGTCTTGCACATATTTTTATACGTTATTAAGATTATTATCACGGTCATCATCAGCTTTCTCTTGACCTGCTACACAATCTTTACAAGTACAAGTAGGTCTATCAGAACATTCAATGTTTTGTTTTTCACACATAGTTTTATGTTTAAGCATTTTCTTTTTACCAGATTTATAGCCACATTCGCATACTTCTAATCCTAATACTTGGTTCTTAATCTTTTTTAACCCAGCTTTATGAACAAGATAATTAAGAGTTGGGATTGTGCCACTAACTTGGGCGTGAGCGATTGATGATGGCATATTATTCTTTGTTAGCTAGTGCGTCTAATTGTTCTTGTGCTAGGCTTCCTCTACCTATTACATAACCCAGGTCAAACATATCATCCATAGTTCCGTATTTAATTATTTTTTCGTAGACTTCTTTTTCTTTATCTGTTAGTTTTGGTTTTTCCATATTATTTTAGTTTAGCGAGAAGTCTATTTACCTTCTCTATATATTTATCAAAGTATAAAGCTATTTTATTATAAGGTTTACCTATTATTCTAAGCTGTGCCTGGGTAATCATGTAGGAATTATAGTTGCTTAAATGAATTTTGATTAGTCTGGTACAACACATATTATTTTATTAATTCAGGATTTTTCATAGATGTTGCCGATTATTATAATTTCTGCATCTTCGTGATAATATACTTCTATTTCAGCGTCTATATCTGTATAATCATAACTCATAAGTTTTTTAATTTAGAATTTAATAAATCTACTAGGTTTTTTACGTCTTGTTTGGCAAATCCAATCCAAGATAATTCTTTGCCAAAATCTATAATCAAACGACCATCTTTAATAAATACAGCCATTTGTAAAGCTCCCTCGTCATCTTCTTTTAATTTACCGTCTGGGTATTTAATCATATTAAGCTATTAAGTTTAAAAAACGATTTATCTCTCCTCTTTCCACTAAGTAAGAGTGGACTGAATACCATAGTATAGAAGTTACGACTAATCCTATTACTAGACATAAGGCGATATTACTCTCCTCTTGCTCTTGGCAATCACGCCAACCCGATTTAAATGATTTCATGTTACCCCCGTAACTTGCAATAAGCGTTTGCGTTATTTCAAGTTTAGTTTATTAAATCTTTTGCTTTCTAGTTCCATTACTCTTTTACTATACATTGTTCCACTAGCTAGTGATATTAGTTCTCTTCCTGTTAAGTCTTTTAGTTCTTCTTGTGTAAATATTCCTTCTTCTTTTAGTACCCTCTGTGCTTCTTTTTTTGTCCAGTGGTTATAATTGTTTCCTGTTGTTGTAAAGCCCATATTTTTTATGTTAGTTTATAACTCTCTCTCCCAAAGGGCGATGCAATTGATCCAGCCGGAGCCGGACAACCCAATCGCCCCCCATAACAAGCGCTATGCTCATCTATAAGATAGTGTAGCTTAAAACAGTAAGGGTGTCAAGTGGGGGTTATCCACAAATTAAAGAATCAAAGATTTAGTATTTTCCGGCGGGAGTATATATACGTAATTACCCTTATAAAAAGAGTTTATCCTCATAGTATAGATATGTATCCAATGGGAATTCTTGAATTCTTTAATTCTTTAATTCTTATATACGCCCCATTCTTAGATTAAAAGTTATCCACTTTTACTGTTATTGACAATACCTATAAAAAAGAGTACAATAAGACTAGACACATAAATATATTATTATGAACCACAAACATTGTAATCAAAAAGCAGCAAAAGAAAGCGAAAGGGCAACCTTAGCAACATGGGTACTAATAATCCCCTTGTGTCATTTCTTTGCTGCTTTTTTAATATAAGCTTGTCGTCATGAATATTGAAAAACTACCAAAATATGTTCAGGACATACTGAATAACTACTTAATACCAGTAAGCCCTAAAACACCACCAGACATCTTATTGGCAGTTTTAAATGTATATTGCTCCCGGATACTTCTTCACAACAGAATAATGGTATATGGGCTAGACAGCGACCCAGTATACCCCAACCTTTATGTTGTGATATTTGCTGGATCCGGGGTAGGAAAAGACAGAACGGTAAGTCAAGTAAGCACATGCTACGAGATCGTGGAAGGTTACCACAATAGCTTCTACAACGACCTAAAAGAAGGAGTAACAATAGACCTCTACGCAAGGGCCGATAAATTAAGTCAAGAAGCGGTAGACAAAGGTAGAAAAGCATGGAGTAAGGCAGAAAAGAAAGTATATGTAGAAAGATATATACCCCACGAGGTAAAAGAGAAGTTCGGTAGCGGAACACCAGAAGGATTAATAGCTCACCGTCAAGCATTCGCCTCTCTAAGAAAAGATAAAACAGGAATAGGGTCAATCCATTTTGAAAACAGCGAAATACTAGATTGGATAAGAACCTCATCCTCATCGGCCCAAACAGATATAAAAGAGCTATTGAAGACAGTAGCCGAAGAAGGGCATAATGAGACAAAACTAATAAAGGGCGAGAAGGAAATTAAGCCAGTGCGCAATGTGCCTCAAACACTCCTCGCTTTTAGTTCAGTAGCCAAACTCCTAGACAACGGCAAAGCCAACGCACAACTAGAGGAGTTCTTAGAGCGTGGATTGGGTAGGCGCTCAATGATATGTTACCCGGAAGAATATAAATATACCAAAGAAGACTATAAGAATCAGAAAGGAAAGAAGAAAGAGGCGATGCTATATCGCGCAAAGCTGACTGAATTGTTTGAGAAATTACATACCTACACCTTAAGAAACCTAAAGGCAGATGAAAATGAACATTTCCATAAAAAAGTAATAGCCGATAACGATGAACTAGATGAGCACATTTACAATTATCAAGAAGAATGTTTTGAACGAACAGATAGAATGAGCCCCATAGATAGAAAAGTATTTGAAGGTGTAATAGGTGGGCACCCGCGCAAAGCACTGCGCTTGGCTGGGATAATAACAGTTGTAAAAGCGGTACTTGCCAAGAAGAAAGAATTCATTATGACAATAGAAGACTATGATGAAGCGGTTTACCAAATAGAATATTACTTTGATCAATATTATAAGTTCTATAACAGATCCGGAGCGGCTGATGTTGAATACTTGTACAACTATATTATCAACAACCAAGGAAAAGACAGAATATACCGAGGCGACATAAGAAAACAGAAGTTCGCACGCTCCAAGGGCAACTACCTGTCCCAATGGATTAAGGATATGTTAGGACAAGAGGGCGATGGAGAGGGAGGGGAATTAGAAGAATACTGCATAAAGCAAAAGAAAATCTTAATAGCGCTCCAAGAAGGCAAAGCAAAATTTCCACATTATAAAATAGAGAACACGGTGGAAGTAGATCAAAAAACACAAAGTAGAGAAATACCAAAAGCAAAGCTCAGTATTACATCATCTACTGAACACGAACATCCAATCCATGGCTTTACCAAACAAGAGATTGATTTTACTAAGGTGCCAGAGATGGTGAAAAAATATAAATACACCACCCACACATTTACAAATGACCACAGAAAGAAAGAGAACACAGAGTATTACGGCAACTTATTAATAATAGATATAGACAACGACTGTGGGGCGAAAGACCAACTCTACATAGAGCAGGCAGTAGAGATAGTGAAAGATTACCACTCCATTGTGGTGCCCTCACAGAACCATCAGAGGGTAAAAGAAAACAATGAAGAATTAGGTGCTGTGGATCGATACAGAATAATTTTATTATGTGACAGTGTGATAGCACCAGAAAATGACTACAAAAGCGTAATGACAAAGTGCGTGGATTCTCTTGGGCTACTGCCTTACTACGATACATCGGTAACTAGTGACAAAGCAAGATATTTAAAAGAATCGCCGAAAGGTTGTGAACATTTTATACATGCCGGTAAATACCTATTTAACTGGAAGGTTTTTGATAAGCCAGAAAATGTGCCAAAGAAATATGTACCAAGCAAAAGATATGGTGAGGCGCATGACTATAGAGAAGTACCACTAGCAGAGTTAGTAGAATTAGCTGGAGGTAAGTTCAAGAAAAAGATCGGTGACAACTTGTATTATTACTGCCCATTCCATAGCTCAACAACTGGTACATCATTTTGGATAACAGAAAATATAAATATATTCTACTGTTGCAAATGTGACCCACTATCGGGACAAGCTGGACAAACATTGGGTGGACCGCCAGTAAACTTTATAAGAAGATGGAAGGGGGTGAATGGCCATGAAGCATATAAAATGTTAAAAGAATACTTATTAACAGGTAAGATATAAATAATATGAAACTAACATCCAACAACGTAAGCCTGACCGCCAACAAAAAGATGGGAGAGGCCTTGGTCCGGCAGAATAGTAGAGAAGCGGCTTTCATTAGAATAGAATACCTTGAAGAACTCCGCGATCTAATAAATGACTATTTAGAAATGGAGGGGTAACTAAAACCTATGTGTAATCAAAATATGAAATGGGTAGACACACCAAAAGCTGATGAACTAATAAAAGAATCTTTAAAAGAAATACGTTTTATCAATAACTGTTTTGATAGGTTGAATGATGGAACTAAAAGAATCAAAATTGATATTTGTAAAAATCCTGTAAGATTAAAAGAACTTGAAATGGCTGAACATAGACTGGAAAATATTTATAAAAAATGTGCATGGCACGAAAAAAGATTTAACAAACAATTATGTGGCGAGAAGATTTAAAAAATGAATTTGGTATACATTTTAAAGACTGTCCAGAAGAACTTAAATTCCTAGAACAGTTTATAGAAGAATTATTAGAAGATAAATTAAGACCAATGTGTGATGCTCGTAGATTAAACAGTTTAAAACCCTGTCCTTTCTGTGGGCACGCGCCAGCTTGGAGAAAATCTAAAAAAAGACGATGTCAATTACACGGTGATATAATCCAAGATGACATACTGGGTTGTTTTAGCCCTTTTTGTAAATTTAAACCACAAATATCAGAAACGATTAAGGAACACAGCATGAGAGAGTGGAATAAAAGAGTATGAAAATACTCAACCTCTATTCAGGAATTGGTGGCAACCGTAAATTATGGGGCAACAACCATGAGATTACCGCTATTGAATATGACCAAGACATAGCTGATATTTATCAAGACTTCTTCCCCAATGATGAAGTCATAGTAACAGACGCTCACCAGTACCTATTAGACCATTTTGAAGAATATGATTTTATTTGGTCTAGCCCACCGTGTCCAACCCATAGTAGGTTTAATCTGCTAAGTAACGTACAAGAAGGCAAGAGTGTTAAATATCCTGATATGGCTCTTTACCAAGAAATTATTTATTTAAGACATTGGTTTAAAGGTAAGTGGGTGATTGAAAATGTAATCAGTTATTACGAACCGTTAATAACACCGTATAAAGTAAGTAATCATTACTTCTGGTCTAATTTTTACATTAATGAATTTGATATTGGTAAACGTGGAATAAGAAACGAAAAGAACCATATTGAAAAAAGATGTAAACAACTAGGCCTAAACGAAACTAAAATAACAGGTAATTCAGAATTTAAAAGAAAAATATTGAATAATTGTACCGAACCAGAACTAGGACTACACATATTCAATGAAGCTTTTAAAGAAAATAAAACCCTACTGTGAATAACTTACTTGACAAAAACAGTGTTGTAGAGTACACTAGATACTAGACACGGTACCACAGATCCGCCGGTAGGCCATTCATAACGTCAGCCCCCCTTGATGATATGTAAAACCTCCTACCGGTGGGTTCGTGGCCCTGTGTCACAAAATGCTCGCACCTTAACAATCAATACTATGGCAGATGCAAAACAGCCCAAAGAGGCAACAAGCAAAACAGCCGATTCAATCTTAGGCTCAAAAAGTCGCCTCAAATTTGAATACGTAAAGTTCGAGAATGTCGGCGATAATGTGATAGGTGTTTACGTAGGTAAATTCAAGTCACAATCCGCTAAATATGGCTATTGGCAGGAAAACTACATACTTTTAAGAGAAGCTGATGGAGAGAAAGTAGTAGTATCCGGAAGGAATAACCGCAAGTCAGACGGCGTGCGCGTAATCTATGGAACAGAAAAACTTCCAATGGGTGCGCGAGTAGCCTTCATCTTTGATCGAGAAATGGATACCGGCAAAGGTAATCCAGCCAAGATCATAGAAATAGGATACGAAGGCCAAATAGATAAAGACGCTTATGAGAAATTCAAAACAATGTATAATCTAGATGACATTGAGGAAGCAGCTAGACCTGCTGAACCAACTGACGAGCTAGATTCAAGCATGGAAGAAGCCCTTTAATATAGTAGTGGACACTAAAAAACTTTAATAAAAGTGCGAGCATTTAAGTGTCCTAAAATAAAATAAAAGATTAGTCTTTTTAAGCAAGAGAGGTGGACAGTGAGCCACTAATATAAAGATTGAGAGACTTCGTTCGGTGAGACCGCGTAACGATATAGCCTCACGAGATAGCGAGAGTTCCTCCCTTAATTGGCCGACTAAGTCGGTGTTACCCTGTGACCGCAGGATACGGTGGATGGAATGGAACCCCATTGATGAGGCAGAAGGTTAAAACAAGGCGTCGGTACACGCCTATCTCAATACTGCAAGTCAAACCTTGCCTCTTGCTTAAAAAGACTAATAAGGAATAATATGAAAAGAAGAGTTAAAATATGTAAATGTGGTGGCATGTTGACAGCTAAAAAGTTTATTGAGGTGGAAGAATGTGAAACCTATAAAGAATTTATAAGAAGAATAGAATTTGTTAAAGAAAATGTATTGTGGGTACATCAATGTAATAAATGTTTGTTAGATAAGATATATCAACAACCACAAAGTGAATAATATGGAAAGTATATTAAACAAGACAAACCACATAAGTAACCAATATGCCGATCTAGTAGAACAGGCTAGAGAATATATTGATGAGAGTGAATTTATAATGAATGTAATAGAATTTTATGATGAGAGAGGCTTTATAACAGAAAAACAAGCAACCGGTTTAGAAAATTGGATAGATAGTATAGAACAAGAAGATTACTATCCTTATGATCCACTATGGGATTAACAAATAAATATATGGACTCAATATTAGATAAAAAAAATAGAACAAAGCCAGACTGGAGCCAGTTGCCAGATATCGAGCGCCAGTGCCAATCATGTTTTGAATGGTTCAAAACACAAAGCCGTTGGGCCAAGCGCTGTCCGGCATGCAAAAAGATTGATGCTCCTTATAGGAAGCAGATAACACAAAAAACAGAGACACCTTTTTAATAAAATGATACTTAAAAAAATTACAATTAATGGAGTAGAATATTTCCAGTGGACTTACACCAATTATAGGGAGCGCCCATTTTTAACTACAGTAGGAGATTTATTCTCAAAATGGAGAGATATCCCAATGGAAAAAGCTAAATTTAAACAACAACTAAGAATTTAATAATATGCAAGAAATAGAAAAAATAGAACAAGAGATATCGGGTTATAAGATAATAGAGATACCCGATATTAAAACAGACGGCGATTATTCAAAGGCTAGTGACTCGGTCAAGTTTTTAAACGATAAGTTTAAATATGTTGAAGCAGAGCGCAAAAAGATGGTGGCACCGCTAGTGGCACAAAACAGATCGATCAATACAGAATTTAAGAAGATGACTGTGCCATTGAAAGAGCTGACTAACTCTGTTAAGAACCAAATGCTAAAGTACATGGTTAAAAAAGAGAGAGAACAACTAGCATACGAGAAGAAAATGCTAGAAGATAACAAGGACAAAGGCACGCTGATAGTTGATGACAAAGTATCAGACATAAAGCAGAGTGAATTTAGTAGTAATACCAAAAAGACAACTACTAAGTACCGGGTAAAGGACAAATACCTAGATACGATAGTGGACATTAAACAAAACTTATTAAAGCTCTATCTAAAAGACAAGCCATTGCCAGATTGGATGGAGGAATATGAGGTTGAGTCAATAATTGTTAGAACTAAATAATATGTATCCCACCGGCCTAGAATTTTTTATACTAATAGCAAGGATAGTAGTAGTACTAGCCTGTATAAGTTTTATTGGCTGGCTAGTCATCTCTATGATACAAGGCAAATGATAAAAATATTAATTAACAATAAGATAAAGATATCCGGACTTAGCACTGAAAGACAGAAGCTGTTTAAGAAGTTGTTAACATTAGACAACCCAATCTATCACCTCATGAAGGCTATGAAGAAGTCGCTATACGCAGTGCCTAGAGTGATCAAATATTATAGCTACCTCGGAGATGACATAGTGATACCGAGGGGTATGCTATCAAGATTAAAAACCTACTTAGAGAAGTACAATATACCTCATGAGATAACAGATAGGAGAGTAGAAACAAAACTAGCTTTTGAACTGCCAGAATTTGAACTAAGAGACTACCAAAAGGAGACTATGGATAAGATATTTCCAATGAATGCTGATCCACAAGAAGGAGTGGTAACAATGACGACAGGATCTGGTAAAACGGCATGCGCAATAGAAATAACCCGGAGACTTGGGCTACAAACCACTATTATAGTACCCAACAGAGTGCTTTTAAGGCAGTTTGTGAGCGAATTCAAGAAGTTTGTGGACTATGACGTGGGAGTATTGTATAGCGCGGAGAAGATAATCAAACCAATAACAGTGGTAACATGGAACATACTAGGCAATAAAGAGCGGTTAAAAGAAATTGTTGATCAAACCGGAGTGATGATCATAGATGAAATTCAAGGATGTGTGTCACCTAAAAGAAAGAAAACACTGCAATCATTTCGGGCAAAGTACATGTATGGGCTGACAGCTACTCCCATGCGAACAGATGGCCAGACAGACGCGATATTCTTCCTAATGGGCCAAGAGATAGAGAACTATGTTGGTAAACAAATGCAACCAAGAATAGAATGCTGGCACACAAAAGAAAAGATACCAATACGCCCAGAGTACCATGAGATGATAGATGAGATGGTGGAAAATGAAAGCCGGAACAAATTAATAACATACATAGTAATGGACGAGATCAACGCCGGTAGAAAGGTACTAGTGCTAACAAAGAGAATCCAGCATTATGAGAATATAAGAAAAATAATGCCAGATTGGGGAGAGATATACTATATAGATAGCAAAGACCCGGACCGGGACTGGATGTTAAATGGAATGAAGACCGGTTGCATAGACTTTAATGTAATATTCGGGACTACGAGTCTGTTAGCGGTAGGCACAGATATCCCCTGCCTGGACACAGTAGTAATAGCTTGCGACATGAAGTCACCGGTTCTAACAACGCAGTCAATAGGTCGAATAAGGAGATTATTTGAAGGCAAGACAGATCCTAAAGTGGTTGATCTACACGACACCTTAAACTATAAACTTAATAACCAAGCAAAGTGTAGAATGAAACTCTATAAAGAGAAGGGGTGGAAATATAAATATGTAAATTCAGATATATGGTAAAAAGAAATAATACGCAGATTTTATCAATCTTACGCCACAACAAGATATCAGTGTATAAATTTGTGAAAGAGATGGGCTTTGACCCGGTAAAGGATCTAAGCCGTTGGATATTAAGAATGGACGGCACGTTTATGCTGTCAGCATTTGAAAAAGACTTAATGCTAAATACGCTCGAAAGGTTGACCGGCAACAGCGGTATAGACATGGCCCTAGTACGTCCAGACAAGTACCGAGCACTTTAATAATTAACATAGGGGTATGTATAATGAAAAATCCTTGACTGCTGCTTTCAGTAAATGGCTAAGAAAAAATAGATGGGATAGTAATATGACAAAGACAATGGCGATTGAATTTAAGATATGCAAGAAAAGACGACTGAATTTTAACTCTGACTTCCAACCGCACCAATTAATGATGTTAGATGAAGCAAGTAAGGGTTGTGTATACCATAAGATAAGCGATGCCTCGCCCGGGAGCAAACCATTCGACAGCTTTCAAATATGTCATGCTGACAGCTATGTGGGAGTCATGTGGTATGTACCGCGCAAAGAGAAAAAGCTGTACATGATAAAGATCAAAGATATATTGACAGTATCAGCCAAGCAGAAGTCAATCACAAGAACTGACGCAAGAGACTTGGCTACTAAAATAATAAAGTTATAAACTGTGCTCGCCTCTTGGTGAGAGATGAGGTTGAAATATGTTGGAGAACGCCATGATGGCTAGTACCTAGTATTGTACCCCGCCTCTCACCTTTGGCAGGCACTGTAAATAGATATATGGAACAAGAAAAAACAAAATGGTGGGAATATATAATAGTAGTTGTAATAACTATTTTTACAGGTATAGGTATATACACAACAATCGGTCTAGCATTTGACTATATAGAAGAAGAAATAATTTTACCCACACCAGAACATATTTTTTATAGTGATGTCACCACTACCATTCATGCTGAACCTCACAAAGTTCCTACTGAACCAACCAAAACAAGAGTAATGACATCTGAAGAAGAAGAATATTCTTTTTTAGCAGTACCGCCAGCTAACTGCAAAAAATGGAAAGACGCTGATGGTGTAGGATATACAAACGTCTATGTAAATAACGGCACTATCTATGGGACAACCGAGATGTGCGATAACTATCAATAATATGCCAAAAGTAGTAGCACCAAAACCAGAGCCAATATCAGATTTTGTTAAAGAATATAAATATTCCATTCGGTTCTCTAAAAAGACATTCAGAATCTTAAAAGAAATTGACGAGTGTAAATGGTGGGAGTTTTTTAAACGTAGACGATTAATCAAATTAATCAAGTAATATGAAGTGGCTACTAAAAGGAATATTCTTTATGATGATATTAGCAGTAGCTATTTGGGTAGCGTGTGCATTAATAATTTATATAAATATATAATCTCTTGCAATCTAAGGGTGTTGACTACGGGGAAACTAAGACCCGTTGCTGGCAGAGAAATAACCAGCTCTGCTCTAAGCATACAACAGTCGTGAGCCTGTCGCAGGTCTGTTGGTAACAGGTAGCCGAATGCGTAAAACACACCCTTAGTTTGGAGGAGACAAGCCCATAACATTGGGTATTAATTAATAAGTTAAATTATATGGGTGAAGACACTTCATTCGAACAACAGAGCCCAGTTGGAACAGCGCGTACACTAACCTACGGGGAAAAAGCAGTAGGTTTAAGTTTTAATCCAGGTGGACACAAACAAGTAGACGCTATAAAGACAAAGTATGCAGAAATTATTGATATGATGAATGATTTTCGTACAGAAGTTGGACAATCAGAAGCAGGAAGACTTGCATCTGTAGCAATCACAGAAGCACAAGCGGCTCAAATGTGGGCAGTAAAAGCTATTACTTGGAAATAACCTCTTCTCCCAGCCCACTTATCTGGGTTGGATAGAGGAGGTAAAATGTACCAAATAATCGCTGAATGGCTAAAGAAACTAGTGGGCATGGAGATGACAGAAGAAGACTGGGACATGTGGTTCAAGTCAAGAAGATGGAAATAGGAGGATAGGCCTAGCAGTGCCTTTGAACTGCTTAATAATAAAATATGGCAGTGGTAGCTCATTGGTAGAGCAAGAGGGCTTATAATCCTCCGCACTGCGTGAAATGTAGTAGGTTCGATTCCTACCTACTGCCCCTAATTAATTAACTAATAAAATGTATGGAGAAAGAGAATCAATTATTTGCTAGTATTTTATCAAAAGTGTTTTGGGTAGCTTTATTGGGTTCACTTATAGCAAATATAATTGTACTGCTAACTAACTAATTAATAAATATATGAAAAAAATACCTCTAACCCCAAAGAATCCAGACAATAAACACTTAAAAGCCTATTCTAAAGCAGTAGAAGAAGGTGGTAAATTGAATAAGAGTATGGAGAAAAAACTAACATTAACATTTGATTCCAACAAATTATTAAAAAACATTCTTGAAATTGACACCAGTGTACATGGTCAAATTAAAAGAAAAGTAGAAGAACGATTAGTTGATAATTTAGTTAGTGATATAGAGGATGAATTTTTTGGTGATAAATGGAATGGTAAAAAAGAAATAGCTGATAGAGTTTTAGATGACCTTGGGGAAAAACAAGAAGAATTGGTAAAGAAAATATTAAGAAAGTTTTATGATAGCTATAAATATAAAAAAGCAGACCTAACTATTCTTAAAAAATTAAATGAATTTTTAGAAGATAATGAATAATATGCTAAATAAACTAAAATCTATATTGCCTGAGAAAATAGGCAAAAACTATATTGACAAAGAAGCTAGGCATTTCGGACAAGGTTGGAACGAATGTCTTAATAATACAGAAGCCCTAATACCAGATATGCTGGCTTTGATTAGAGAGGAGATTGAGGGAGAGAAAAGCAACTATCCATTCTGTGATGATACTGCTGATTGGCGTAGAGGATATACAGAAGCAATAGACGACATACTAAATATATTAAAATAAATATGAAAGTTCATAAAATAGAAATGATTATCTGCGACCCAAACGGAGAATACGAAGATATTAAAGATGTTATTTGTGATATTGAAAATTATATAACTGAACCGATAATCCATATCGTAAAAACCCAAACAAAAGAAGCTGGTGAATGGAAAGACAATAGCCCCCTAAATTTTACCGCAAAGAGAGCTAATAATTACTTTGGAAAATTAGATAAATAAGACATACTAAATATATTAAAATAAATATGTGGAAAGAAGAATTTGATAAAACTAAATTAGCCACTCAAGGTGGTAGTTGTTGGGAATGTTGCGATTATGAAGATATGGTTTTAGAAATGGAGCAATTCATCTCCTCACTCTTAGAAAAACAAAAACAAGAATACGAAGACACAATAATGGAGATAGAAAAGATACACCAAGAAGAAATAATTAAATTATTGGATAGATAGTTGTCTTTTCTTTGGGATAGTTGCGGACAGTGAGCCGTATTGGCTAAATTACAACTAAAGCCGACTAAGTACCCGATATTGAAATATTATATCGGTTGTGTAGAGAAGTGAGTGAGAGGTAGTTGTAAAATCTCGACAGCTCTTACGATTTAATTAATCGTAGGAACCAACCCTACACTGCAAGTCAAACCTTGCCTATCCCAAAGAGGAGGACAATCAAATGAAGCTAAGAATCAAAGAAAAGACTAGACAGATTCAAACCTGTCTACCCTGCGACCGCAAAATCTTTCACAGAGTGTTCTGGTACTACAACGGTCCTACATTGCAGTACATCGAATACGTCTGTGACCGCTGTCATCACTGTACTAGACAGGATATCCACACAAGGAAAAGGAAATGAAACACAGATGTAATACCCTACTCGGTTGTGGTATCTGCCGAATTAGCACGACCCATAAAGTCTATGACGTGTTCAAGAAAGGTTTTCTTTACAACGTCATCAGTATTTGCCAGACCTGTAACAATATGAGACTCACCTTCCCTGAAAGAAAACCGACTACTGAGGAGATGCAAATTGAGTAAGAGAAGAATCACAGGAGTGTACGTTTTCTGTCAGGGCGAGTGTCGTACTCCACGAACGCATGACGTGTTCATGGAAGTGAAGTACAACAAAGTGCTTCTGACAATAAAATGCACCAAATGTAACCATGAACGTGACTTCTACGAGGAGGAGAAAGATTGAGGAGGTATTGTAATAGTTGCCATTCCGACCAGTTTCACTTCACCGACTACACCAACGGTCGGCCGACACGTAACGCTGCTGGTCGGATAAACGGTTTCATCGTGGACATCTTGTGTTCGACTTGCCGTTCAGTCAACAGCGAAATGAAGATGAACAAGCGGGAGTGGAGCGAACTTATGAACGCTATCAGCCGACCCGACCTCATTCCTAAAGAATGGGGGTCGGTGTTGGGGGGTAGCTGTGTCAAGTAGAACTCTGTCGTGTCCCAACTGTGACTCAACAAAGGGCTTCCGTATGTTGCTGGTCAAGGCTGAACAAGCCAAGCTCGGTGCGTACGTCATCCCTGGTGTCTGCAAGAAGTGTGAGAACGTGAGAATGTTCATCGCATCGGCAGACAGTTACCTGAACATGTGCAACAGTGCACCACTCGGACAACAGGCAACGCTATTGCTGACGGATTAGCTTAACATACAGTTTCAGGGGTTCTGTATAAAAAATCCCTGCCTATATTAAAAAACATATGCTTACTTATGAAGATGCAATAAGAGATTGTGTAATAGGTGGAATCCTAGGGGCGATTCTAGGAGCCCTATTCTTGATCAAGATTTTCCTGCCTATTTTGGAAGCTTCGGGAGCTTGGGTAATTTAGGAAGTTTAGTAGAAGGTTTTAGAGGTGGGCCATCTTTAAAATATTTTTGCCCGGTCTTAGAACCCCATTTACCTTTTAGTAAAGTTCTAACCTGCTCAGGGAGGCTATTTATTTTATATAATAATTTACCTTTTTTATCATAAACACCACCATTTAAAACAGTATATCCACCTGTTATAAGATTCTCAATTTGTTTAGCAAAGCCAAAGAACCCAGCAGTGGCCCACAGAGCTTTGTCAGTCTTACCTTGCGAAGCACTCATTATTATTTTGATTAAATTGCTAAGTATCGGTGATGGAGAATAAGGTTGGCCGGTTTCAAAAGCAAACATAATAGAGCCAAGTAAAGGAAAATTACCAACTATGGATTTTATTATGTCCTTTGATATTTCTTCCGGGTCATCTTCAAAATACAGTTTATTAATTAACTGTTCTATATATCCAGCCACCACTAACGCTACTAGAGCCTTTGCTAGTAGCTTCTTTTTACTCCCGGCCAATGGTGGGAGTTTTTCGTTCTTCCAGATATCAGTAACATAGAATTGCATTTTAGAGTTTAACTGAGAAAAGAACGTGTTAACTGCCTTTGCTAGCTCAGTCCTGAAATATTTTGGCTTCTCAGCTTGTGCCATGGACCCCATGATAGCGTCAACAATATCGTCAGACTCTCTATCAATACGCTTAAATTCTTTGGCTGTTATTTTTAACCCTTGTTTCCTAGCTCTAATAATCATCTGATCCATCAGAGCGATTTTAGTTATTTTAGCTGTCAACCTATCAGTGTATTCAGCTGGCTTTCTGACCCATTTCATAACTGTGCCTCTCAAGTCTTCAATCTCATAACCCAAGGCTCTTTGTTGTACAGACCCAGATAATGATGCGTGTCTAGCGATCGGTGAATTGGTAGACACCTTAATGCCTGCCTTTGCTATACCTTTAAAAGATGTAAGTACCCAGACATCCACTACGTTCAAGAACTGCTTTAATATAACTGTATATTTAAGAGAAAGAACACCAAAAGCATTTAATGTTCTTAAAAGCCTAATTCCTTTCATGATCCCCTCCGGCCTGGCAGGACTAACTATATGAGCATACCACTCGCGGATTTTCTTGTGCGCGTCCTTGCCGGTTATCTCTTGGAACTCAATACTGTCAATCAGATATTTAACTGGCAACGTCCTACTACCTACATCAATGAAGCGGGATACTCCGTTTACCCACAACTCCATTACTTTGCGATAATCTTTTTCATATAGATCAAGTGGTACATCAACCTCACGTTCTTTAATAGAGCCGAAGAATGGGTCTTTGCGTACAAAATCAAAACCACCTTGATCAATCAATTCAATATCGCTACGAGTATAAAGAGGCGTATAATTTTTAATCTCACCAACCTCACGGCCGTTCTTTAATGCCACTTGTTTTACTTCTGGGTACAGTTCTTTAACGGTGTCTCTGATTTCATTATAAGCCCGGCGTACTTTAGGGGATAGGTCAGCTGATGGAGCAGTAATTTTTTTATCTTGCTTAGAAGCAGTAAAAGCCCAGAGCTGTTCTGCCTCTGCTTTTTTTAATTTAAATACTGTGGGTATTTTATTTTTAATAATAGCCTTCTCGCGGATAGCCGCTAATCTCTCACCAGCAATGATAGGGTCAAACAACAAGTTCTTAAATCCCTCGCCAATTCTCATGAAGAACCTACCACCTGTTTCGTATCCCTGCACTATGTCGCCAGCCTGTTTTTTAACAAAGCCAAAGCTGAAAGTCTTCATCCATTTCTTATTAACCTTAGGAATCTTGCTTGTTCTTTCTATATAGGACAAAGCGTCTTTTGATATCATAGCAGACACTTCACCGTTAGGCTCAACCTTGACTTTGACCAAGTCTTTAAAATATTTATCCTCGATCCGTAGCATTTTGATAGTGTCCTCCGGTACTCCGTGCTCTTTTAATCTATCATAAGTCTTCTTAGTATAACCACCACGGCGAATTTGTTGGGCCAGGAATTCAAGGTCTGCCCAGATTTCTTTTGCTTTCTTATTATAAGAAGTAGCAAAGAACTCATCTACAAGTGGAGTAGTTTCAGGAGATGACATTAAAGATGTAGGAGTCATACCCTCTTTGTATACCTGGAAGGTCTCATTAGGCACTTCTTTTAATATGCGCTTGATATAACTATTTTCAACATCATTAGTAAGAACTATTCTTGAACCACTTTTAACATTATCAAAAGCTTTTTGATGTTCAGTAACAAAGTTATCAGCATTACCGAAGTGAGATTGCAGAAAGTCTTTAGATGCCTGATCGCCTTTGTACGTTTGGGAAGATAGAATGTAGGGTGGATCAAGATAAAAACCAGTTTTAGCAGGGTCCTCGATAGATATTCTATTGATAAAGTCCCAACCATTCTCACCACCACGACCAATATCAACCAATACTCCGTTCTCTTTTGCCACCTTAAAGCTGGCATCTATGTCATTAAATCCATTGAACATACCATATTTTCCAAAAACTCTGTCCTCAAACGATTGGAATCCAATCTGTTTAGAGATCAACTCATTACCACGCATTGACACCTTGTCGATATATGCTTTATCAGCAGCACTGGCAATATCAGAAACCTCCGTCTTGTCCATCTCTTTAACAGCTTTGTCAAAAATAGGTTTAAACTTGGCATAATCTTCCTTAAACACAGTAACCTCTTTGCCAAGATCAATCTTGCGAACATAATTCTTCCAAGCATTTGAGCCAATAAAGCTATCAGGATGTTTAGTTAAGAAGGTATTAAACACGTCATAAACATACTTGTCTTCAGACTGAGCGATCATAAGTATTGAATTGGTAAGACTCTGAGCTGAAGATTTAACAGCATTCTTAACTTCTTCTAGTTTGCCATTTTGTATTGCTTTTATTAGGGTGTGTTTTTCAATATCATAAACATTAGCATAATAGCGTTTCAATCCATTGCGCATAGCACCTTGAATAGAATGAGCTCCAAGTGTAAATGCACCAGCATAAGGCTCAACTATTGTGTCTACACCGTTATTAGTCCAGCGGTTAAAGATAGAGCTAAACAAAGGAACGGTTGTGTCCTTGTTGCCAAGCAATTGAAAGGCTCGAGCATTAAGTGAGCGAGGTGGTCGAAAGTAAGGAGTAGCCATTTTCTTAAGTTCAGGATCAAGTTTACTAATACCATTGTCAATCTTAGCAACCTCTGACTTAGTAGGTGGCTTGCCCGTTAATCCTGCTTCTTTGGCGGTTTTAACACCTAAAACAAGTTCAGGGCGCTCGGATAGCAATCTGTCCTTAAACTCCTCAAATACCTCATGATCAGCCATTGATTCAGAGTGGAATATGTCAGAATCAGTATCATATAAATTATGCTTTTTAACAATTTTTTTGAATGTGTCTACATCTCCACCATCAATCTTCTCTCTTAACCCAAGAAAACCAGGAGTACCTTTTAGCTTTTCGTATACATCAACAAATTGTGAGTAGTTATCTTCCATGTTTGATGTGTACTCTTTGCCCTCAAAGCCTATGTCTTCAAGTATCTGTTTCTGTAAATCTTTGGGGTATTCTTTCTTCTTAGCAACTTCTCGTTCTGCTATTTCAATAGGTATTTTTTTAATACCAAGCTCATCATAAGCGGCCAGCCGGTGATGTCCATTCTGTACCTCATAATATGTACCACTCTTGTCTTTCAGCTCTATAACAAGTATTGGTGGGATTTTTTCACCGTCATATATTTTATTTTTATATTTATCTATAGTTAGTCCCGCCTCAGTACCTCGCAACTCTCTCAATCTTCCAACTTCATGCTCCCAAGGAACAACTTTGTCAGCATCAACAACTTTCTGTACTCTGGATGGTTTTTTAACAACTCCAACTTCCGCTCTATCCATAGCGACAAGTTTGGCTTCTTCATACTTCATGCCGAGTTTGCGCTCCTTGGCTAATTTGTTCTTATAGATAGCCTTCTGTGCAGGGGTGAGTTTCTCAAATCTATCTTCAAATGATTGTTTTCTAATAGCTGGTTGTTTACCGGTTCTAACAAAGGCACCCTTGCCTACCTTCTTAGTTTTACCACTCAAGAAAGCCTCATAAGCATTAAGCACGGTAGTACGTTTACCCGCCAACCTGCGCAACGTGGTGATCAAGCTCTGCAAGAATTTATGTATTTTACCTGTGAAAGTTTTATTGCCGGTGGCATAGCCCTCGACATTAAGCGCCAACCATTCCTCTGGCCCAAGCCTCTTTTTACCATATTTACCACCGAGTTCATCTCCATGAGTCTTAGCCACCTCCGCGTACAAAGCCTTGCGCTCTGTGGCAGTTAAATATGTTTGTACGTAGTGATGAAAAGCCTCATGAAACAAAGTCTCAGATGATACTTTGCCACCATCTATCAAAACAGTAATTAATTCATTGGCGTAAGTCCCATATACATCCTTGTCAAAATCCATCTTGCCACCTGTCGTAAATCTTAGGTCTTTATCGTTAGGAAATAACTTCTTAAGTATTACTTTCGCCTCCGCTGGTGTGATGTCTAGCTCTGATAGTTTTTCTTTAATTTGAAATGCCTCAACCGCTCCTTTATGTTCAGGCTTAATATCAACCTCATACCACTCAACTCCCTGCTCATCGGTGATCCGTTGAGCTCCGTACTTTAATTTAAGATATTTACTAAGAGTAGTTTCATAGAATTTGTATATAGGATTTGATTTGTCTACTTTACCAGAGATGTCGAATTGTTCATTGTTCATCTCATAAATCTGTTCTATTTTTTCGGTGAACTTACCTGCTTTCAAATCTTTTATATCTCCACTATCAAATAAATTCTTAGGAGAAGCCTTAAACTTACCATCTTCTAGAACTTCTGTGATTATCCAACTAGGCTGTGTGGATTGTGCTATTTCTTGACCAACTTTTAATGTGTCAATTGTTAACTTTGAATCTTCATACCCTAGCCCAGCATACTTACCATTTTTCATCCTGAGCCACATTTGTGTGCTACCTAGCCCCTCAACTTTCATAGCAGTTTCACCAACTGGGAATTGTAGTTTCTCTATGCCATCTTTTGCAGCTTTTGCAACTTCTTTACGAACCATATAGAAGTGAGCAGTGGGATTGTCGTATTGGGAGAGTTTGTCTATAGATGTTTCAGCCTCAGACCCAGGGATAGTACCCTCCACAAAGGATTCATCCTTTGATAATTTTACCACTCTTAATTGATAGGGAGTCATATCACCATGATCTGGTCTGATTGTAATAATTTTACCTTTTTTAATTTCTGATATAGGAGTATCTGTTAGCTTCGTTGAAGCACCTTGTAGTTGTGTAACTCCGCTTTCCAAACCACCTTTCTGAAATAAATCACTTTGTGCCTCAATGACACGCCTAGTTTTATTGTCTGCCATATCTTCAAAACGAATATGACCAAAGTAATTTGGAAATTCTTCTGCTCCAAAATGTTTATCTCCTGCCTGTGTTTTTATAGGTGACTCATAAATAGCTTCACCATAAGTAATAACATCGCCACGAATACTATCATTTAAAACTATATGCTCATAGCCCACCTCACGACCAGTTCCTGTTTGTACTTTGCCCTTTAATGGCAATAAATTAACCTTAACACTTTCAGCGAATTCTTTAGCACTTATCTTCTTGCCCTCTGGCATAGTTTCAAGTGTCTCTAAAATAACCTTTCTTTCAGGCTTCTTAATGTCGGCACGTTTTGTTAAATCAGAAATAAATTGTTTAGACACCATTGTCTTGCCTTCCAATTCTTTTAGTATTTTAGTAGTTAAAACACCAGTTTCTTTGTAGACAGGGATTGGTGGAGCAGGCACTTTCTTAAAAGGAATTTTTTCTCTACCGGCTGATATATAGGAAGCTACTCTGTGATGTCCATCTTCAACATCTACAAACTTTCCATCTTCTTTAATCAATATTGGGTCAAGCTCATTATTTTTATCTTTCAATAAATGGTTGATATCTTTATCCATTTTGTCTTTTGTTTTTTCATCAGACTTTCTATAAATATCTTTCCATCCATCCACCTCCATCCCATTATTAAATTCTGGGATTGTTAACTTTTTAATATCAATATAATCTTCCTTCTCTTCCTTCTCAGGTTTAACATCAAGTACATCGTTAACATCTTGGATGCTAAGACCAACAGGCAACTTACCATCTTTCTTGGCTTGTATGGCCTGTTGTGCGATCTGCGCCATAGCACCACCGAGCAGACCAAGAGTGGCACCACCAAATGCTGACATTATTAATCTGTCTTTTTTCTCATTTGGATTTATCTCCCTAAATGTTTGTTCTGTTATAATATCTAATTCTTCTTGTAAAACTTCCGTAACCATTTCTTCCCCGGACATCAAAACTAGTGTCAGTATTTTATTAACAATAGAACTGGACACCTTATTTACTATTGTCTTGCCAAGTTGTGCTGGAACAATGCGCTCTAGAGCAATGTTTGGAATAGCATTGAACAATCCTAATGTTTCTGCTTCATCTTCTGGAACACCATATTTCATTGCCTTTTCTTTTATGCTTTCAGCCTGTTCGCCAACCAATAAAGTCATACCGGCGGGGTGAATAAAGAAAGGTAGCTTGCCAAGAGTCTCAGCCCCCATATTAAATATAGTCTCTCCCGGGTACTTTGTTATTTTATCTTTGACGCTCGCAGTCTCCCACACCTCGCTATTCTGCATATAGGCAGAGTCATCCAGCTGATCAACAGCTTCTTTCATCTTCTGGAAAGGTATAATTCCTTTTTGTTCAGCAAATGTATATGCGTCTTTCCAGTCTGATTTTACCGCATTATACTTGTCTATTCTCTCCGGGGTTAAATCATATTGTAGCGTAGTGTCTTTAGACGGTCCCTCTGTGACCTCTCTTGCCGGTACATCCAGCGTACTCACCTCAGCAACGACAGCGGTTGTCTTATTAAAAATAAAATCAGAGAAGTAATTAAGCCCCTCGGTGATAGCATTAATCGCAGAAGTGCCTACTCTTTTTCTAAACTTAGAGCGCGCTTCTTTGTCTTCTTCTATCCTAGAGAAATCAAGTTTACCGTCTTTTACCGTAGGAATAATTGATGGAAATATCTTTGGAACATCACGAATAACACTCTTAGCGAAAGTTTTAACTGTAGATTCTTCTTTCCTAGCTTCCTGTTGAGCCACCGCAAAAAGAGAAGGTGCAGTAGACACCGGCTCTTCCACTTTCTCATCTTGAAACAAACTACTAAAAAAACTCTTAGCTTTACCAAGAGCAGTAACCGGGCTTTTAACTAGTTCTTTTGCGTATGTTTTATAAAACTCCTCTGGTTGGTTATTCCAATTAAGAACACGCTGTCGTGCCTCATTTAATCCTATAGCACCAGACTTGTAGTCTTCAATAGCTTTCCATTCAACAAGCATTTTACCCTCTTGTCTATTTTTAGCAGAAGCAGGTTTGTTAGAAATTCTTTCTAATATTGTTTTTTTACTTTTCAATCTCTGCATGTTTGGATCATTCGAAGTACCGCCTAATGCAACCGGAATAATATGGTCACGTTCTGAACCGGCTTCTGTTTCTAACGAACCGTAACCACGTGGAGTAGTAGTAAGAGACGGCGCTCCAAGACTATCAAACATGCTTAAGAACTGACCACCCGATGGGAGTGTTTTAACTTGTGGTTGTTCTGCTTTCTTTACTTGTGGTTCAACATCTGGCGTAGGCTCGTCAAACAAGCCAGAAAAATCTATGCCAGTGGTTGACTTCTTGGTGGAGGTTGAGAATAATCCTTCAAACATAATTATTGCATTAATTTAGCAATCTCTTCATCACTTTTGCCTTCATCTCTGTATTTCTTTACTAGATCGTCTAAATAAGTTTTAAAATCCTTAGCTATTTTGTCCTCTTCGGTTTGTCTAACATCAAATATCTTAGAGTACTCTTTTCTTTCTTTACCCATGAACTTCAACTTTTGTTCATTAGTCAACTTATCAGCTCCGCTTAAAACGTCATCTAAAGACTTATCGACCTTAACAGTGCCAGCCTTAGTATTAACATAATTAGGATTATTCGGATTTTTATATCCTTTGAATTTTGTATCAAAAGTAGTTGGATTCAAACCTTGTTGTACCCATGCTACTCTAGCTTTTTTATAATTGTCCGGAGAAATGAAACCATCATCACCAACAATGGGGCCGCCAGTTTTAGGGTCTACCCCTGCGGTAATCTGTTCAATCATTTTAGCAACCGCGTCCTTTTCTGTAGTGTCTTTAGTACTCGCAGCTCTACCCTTGCCAATAGCGCCACCACTTGCCTTGCTAATGATATTACCTTCTTCATCAAGAGTAACATAAGTAACATTGCCATATGCGTCCTCTTCAGAGAATGTTTTATTTTTAACATCAGCAGTCTTCATGCCGGTATATTTATTTCCGCCTATGGTTATCTCCTCTCCCTCTGGTAATTTTAATAACAAGTTAAGTATGTTAGTAGCGGCTTTTACTTGTTCTGATTGTGACTTTGCATTAGCGGCAGATTGCGTGGCGGCTTTGTATTGTTCAGAGAAACCAGAGCCGTAAATCTCGTCTATAGAAGCCATTAAATCATCAGGGATATCACCGCCTACAGTAGCAATCTCTTTTAGTTGGTCCATATAACCAGCTTGTGTCTTTCTTTGTTGCTCTGCCTGCATTCTCCCTTCTTGTAACGACTGTAGCTGTTGATTATAGGATACTTGCTGGGCCTTAAAGCGAGTCTCTTCTAAATCTCTAATCTGCGCGTCAATCTTATCAGCCATCTCGAAGTCAAGCTTAGCCATGGCGGTTGCTTTTGTCTCAGTATAAGTAGCGATATCAGCGTCTATATTACTTTGCATTTCAGCCATGAACTGCATGCGAGAAGATGACGCGCCAAGACCACGAGTTATCCCCAGCCTGGCTCCTGCTCCGCCTATCTCTTTTTCCCCTCGTTCTTTTCTCTGGCCTATAAGTTCATCATACTCAGCACCGATCATAGCCTTCATCTGTGCAAGCCTCTTGTCGCCCTCTGTTTGAAACTCTCCCTCTTCTTCGTCTGAGACTAAGTCATCATAACTAGATAAAGGCTTTAACGGTACAGACGTTGAAATACCATCATTCTTTAAATTCTGGTTGATGGTTGGTTTCTGTGTGGGGTCGTCTCCCCTTTTCTCAAATTGTCCACCGCCTTTGTGCATAAAGCCACGACGACCTATCTCGTCAAGATACCTTTGGTTTTCCCATAGTTTTGGGTCATCAGCGACACTGCTCAATTCGCCTGTGGTTAGGTCTTTCCATGTTTGCGCGTAATCTATACCGCCTTTGGAGTCTTTTATAACTGGCATAAAATTAATGGTTAATAACTTTATTCAACTGCCCGATAAGCTCAGGCAGTTTAAAAGGTTATTGTTTAAAGTTCATACTCTATATAATTTTTCCATTGTGTCGCGTCTCCACCAGCATCAAGCCTAAAATAATTATATGGTGGCACAATAAAAGTAATAGGGATTTCATTTCTAGTCTCAAAATAACCACCCGAAGTACCACCGTACGCTGACGCAACAGCTATGACAGTTGATGGTGTCGCTGTGGCATCCATTAAAACAGTAACAGTTGTTGTAGCTGATTGCGATGAGACTCCAAGATAAACAGTTGCTATTACCATTATTGAATGGTTTGAATTATTTTGATAATTCTGTGCGAAAGCCATAGTAGTAGATGCGGTAGGAGTATCAACTGTATGATAATGAAGTGTAGTGGAATTTCCTTCTACTAATGAAGCTGTACTAGTTCCTCCAACATACAATGTAGTAGCCTCTACTATACTTAATGTAGAACTTCCACTTACGGCCAAATCCGTAATAGTCGTAGTAGCCATTGTAGTTGTAGCTTGAAATGTATGTTGTGCTGTCCAAGTGGGTTCCATATCACCCCGTATTGATAATCCATTACTATCAGCATATAAAAAATTCGTATTATAATCTACACCCAAAGATCCATCACTTTTAGCTTCTATTCCTTGTGTAGTGGAAGCATTGATATAAATTTTACTATCTGTTACTCCAATCCCTCTAGTGGAAGAAGCAGTAAGCACAGAGAATGTAGTTGAGGTAAAATTATAGCTATTAGTAAAACCATCTAATGACCACTGTAAGTTAGTCCCGCTTGATCGGATACAATAACTTGTGCCATTAAAACACAAACCTTTAGTATTAGTATAATCCCATAGACCGGAAACTGTGTTTGCTCCAGCAATAGTATGATCGCCATCAAGAGTTAAATATTGCTGAGAAAGATAAGTATCAGTATTAGATATAATAACTGGTTCACCAGGACTATGCGCTTTTATATTGTCGCTTGAAGTTGCTGTTGGGTTATCAAATCTATAGCCAAACGTACAACCAGTGAAAGTCTTGGTGGAGGTTGTAAGCCCGGTACAAGAGACTATCTCCGAGTTGGAAGCTCCTGGGTTAATAGACAGAACAATCAAATCACCCAACACAGAGGTTGCGAGTTCGTTGTCGTCCTTAGTGGTAATCGAGGTGACTTTTAGAGTAGTATCCGAATGGCCCTCTGTCTTCTGTTCACCTAAATTTGTTTTATATTCTGTCGGTCTTTTTGGAGTAGCACCCAAGAAAGACTCGACATTATTATCATATATCTCAACTAGGTAATTATTTCCAATATCAATTTCGTCTCCTGTGTATATCAAATCAGGGTTTTTAATATTATTTATATTTACAAGATTGGTAACCGTAGTGCCAAATTTATCAGCGATGATAGAAAGAGTATCTCCACCCGCGATTTCATAAGCTTGAACTGATCCAACTATCAGTAACGAAGCTAGTATATACATTAAAGTTTTTCTCATATTAAGATGTTATACCGAGTTCTTTTTGCTCAGTTGAATAAATATGCTGTTTAGCATTGTCTATATATAATGCATAGTAATCTACCACCACCTGCTGTCCGGAATCTTCTGTCTCAAACTCTACCTGTAAGTTGCGCGCGTATATTGTTGGCAATGGAAATATAACCTCAAATGGATTCAGATCACCAATATCGTCCACAGTACCGCCAAGAGGTTCGGTACCGAGAGCAAAGCCACCAAGCACATTTAGCTGTTGTTGCACTACATAATCACTATCAGTGCCATTAATTTCCATCTCTTGGGTACTTACACTACCATTAATACCATATTTAATCCTTATCTTAAGCTTAGTACCCGATGAAATAGCTCCTAGTATACCAATATGTGATGCTATCTTGCGCATCCAAGGTTCACCAAAGGTTTCAATTCTCTCTGTTCTAACCCACTTATACGGTGCTCCATTCTTAGAATAGCCATCTAACGCCTTAAAGTTATCGCTTTGAAGTCCAGATCCGAAGTATAAATTGCCCTGATATATGCACATATCAGCTATATACCAGTCATGTAAACCTAGGTTTACAGCTAATCTACCTTTATCATTTCTAGACATCCAAACATTTATCCCCATGTTATTAACAGTTTGGTCATCATCAGACTTACCAGACATGAACCACACGCGGTCTTTTGTTAGATACTCAAGGCAGGCCTCATCCCAAACAAATTTTTTAATTGTTGGCCTCACACCATCAGTCAGATCCGTAACATTAAATACACCTTGGTCAGAAATCTGCGCTATATATTTAAGTCCACCGTTGGGAGTAATATACCACACTTGATCTCCCATCTTTCTGATTGCCTTCTGGTTAGAGCAACCCTCGTCTGCTATATCTTTTCTTAGTACTGTTCTTGTTGTCGCTGTTGGAAAATCAAATTTAAAAGCTATTATCTTCTTTTTACTAAAAACTAATATCCAATTATCAATATACGAAAGAGCTGTAATATCACCATTCATCTGCGGAAAGTCTTCAAAGCCACCATCTGATGGATTCGCTCCACTCTCGCTTGTTAAATCTCCTATATCACAAAATGTAACTTGATTAGGCGTGGCTGTCATCCCAGCTTGGAATAATCTTGATTGTGTGCTTAATAATATAGAACTATTATCAAGTGCTGATAAGGTTGTGCTATCCACCTTTTGCGCTACACCAGCACCGTCATCTTCGCCGGTTGGATTAGGAGTAACGCCAGTAAGAGTATTAGTAGACAACCCAGTATAAGCATAGGCTGTCCCATCTACAATCACAGAGCCAGTTGAGGTAAAGCCTCTAGCAGAAGCCGTTGTGCTCCCATTCAAGACAATTGTTGTTGCAGTTGTTGAACCTATCTTGCCAAAAGCCCCATTCCATATTCTTCGAGTTTCAACTGCATTACCATAAACTAGTTGATCCGTACCAGTATCATTAAAAGGAGCAAAGCCAAAGTCAGCCAATTTAGTTGTCCCGTCAGACAATGTTCTTGACCTGGTTAAACTTCCTTCTAAAATACTCCATTCACCGTCTGCTGAATTTCTGGTGTCTTCTTTGTTTAAATATTCAAGTATATAATTTGTTGCGTCATCTCTTACCTGTAACATAATCTCCACGCCATCACCTTTTATATAAGTATACTTCCTAACAATTGCATGAGCAGCATTCTCTTGGTTACCAAACAAAGAATAGCCGGGCATAGGCGCGGCTTGAGATGACGAACCAAGATTAGAATTTAAAGAATACGCACACTCACCTTTTCCAAGCTCCGTGGCATTTCTTAGACTGTTCATTGACCCGAATTTAGTTGTGTTGATCCATTTAGGCATATTTACCATTGTTTAGCGCTGATTCTTCCATTACTATTACCCTCTACTTCAAAAGTGTTTTTTTCTCTTGTCAGTGGGTTGCCCTCCTGCAATATAGCGAGAGGCAAGTCTGTTTTAATTTCAGTCATGACCCGGACATAATCATTGTTATTCTGCTCTTTTTGTGGCACAAGATACTTCAAAGAGAGATTAACAAACAAATTGAATAAATGATCCGGCAACAACAGCGTTTCAGTAGTCGCAACAGTGCCTGTAGTAAAATGGTCCTGCCAAGTGCCACCGGCGCTAACCATATAGGTAGAGAAATAAATCAATTCCATTTCTAGCGGATCATACATATCAATCTTATCGATCCTTACATTAGAACTATCTGTCAACCCACTGGTGTATGTAACTCTAACTTCAAAATATTCTAAATCAGAACTATCTGGACTTCCAGTCTCTGTAGCGCCAGCCCAGTCGAAATTAACTCTATTCCAAGTATTTTGCCAGTCACCGCCGTCTGCTGGTGTGGTGACAGTTCTGGACCAGTAATTAGCCTTGGTGGCGGGTGTAGCAGAATCGTCAGAACCCCACACAAACGTCACAGAGCTGATTAGAGCGAGGTTAGCGGCTGATACGTTATGCAACCCGAGTGAAAGCCTAAAATGGCCATATCCCTCAATATCGCTACCGTCTATTGATGTTGTAAAAACAGTTGATGTGTAAATCTCAGCATAGTTATTAGCTGACTGGCTAACATCTATATTGAACTTCAATGAATTGCCATCTTTTCCACGATTTTCATCCAAAGTCAGTGTCGTAGCATCAGAATTTGTAGTTTCACTGGCCCAAGTTCTCCCATCAGTTAAACTATTCATCGAATCAACACCGGTGATACTATTTTTATAATGAGAAAGTACGCGCATTATCTTTGACCCTTCTCTATCTTCAAAATTCACCTTGTTGTCATGTATCTTTGATCCTTCAAGTACGGAGAAATCATTGGCGTCTATCTCCTCAAACTCTTTATAATGCCTATTGTTGTTATCGTTGACAAATCTCAAGTCTTTGAATGCCTTAAAATCACTAACACCGACGTTCGTTACCATAGAATAGTCAACCTCGTCAGTCAAATATTCAAAAAAAGCTCTCTTCTTTGTGAAATTCCAATTAGATTTTTGCTGTAAAAAATCAATGGCCCGGTTATAAGCACCGTATCTTGTGCCTTGAGACAATGGGGATTCGGTCAAATTTCTTAATTGTAACTGTACCTCACTATCTATTTTTGCTGCTGTAATGGACATATTTTTTAATTAATTTACTTATCCTCATCTCCTGATTATTGGAGACGAGGTAAATAAACTATTTGCCAGCTATGCCTATTCTTAAAGTAATTAAACCTAACCCTTCTAAAATTAGTTGATTATCGGCCTGTAAAATTCCTAATAAAATCATTAATGCACCTACGATGAAAGTCTTTTTACCTTTTAGTATCTCTATAAACTTGTTTAGTTGCTCCATATAAATTAATTAAGAATTAATTACTATTTGTTTTCCTTTGTAATTAGAAGGAAATTTATCTAATTGTTTTCTTGGGATAGCTTTGCTGTAATCACCGTAAATAGCTTTTAGTGCATCACCGTCTGACCAAGCTAGGTATTCTCCCTCGTATTTCCCGCCAACAGCTAATGATAAAATTGATGAGCCTACCTGGATATGAGTTGCTGTTTCTTCGTTCTTTTTTTTTACTATAAGCATCATCTTCATGGCGGCGTTAATCACATAATTTTTATCTAAAATCTTGGTATATGGATTGTAACTATCACCTACTACTACCTTTTCTGGAGTACCTCCATATAAAACCATGGCGTGGTCGCTCTGTACTCTGCCACAAAACTCTACATTAGTATCCCAAGGACTACACACTGGTACTGCAATAACTGGTGGAGCTTCTAAAACATGAGATAACATGTTCTTATAAAGGTCTTCTTTGTAAGCCTGTCTGCTATGGAATATCCATGAATATTCATTGCCAAAGTGTATAAGCCATTTTAACCCCAGTTGTTTCATTTCTAAGATTGGTTGTCTAAAAAAGTTTGCTTTACTTGAAAAATCATCTTTGTGCCTGCTCTCTGGTACTAATCCATAATGATTAATACTCCAAGCTACTTGTGTTAAAGAATTACCACTATCAGTAGTTCCTGACATTACAGCCTGAAAGCTCTCTGAATAGTTTACTTTGCCGTCTTCACCTATATAACCTTCATCTTTTAAAAATTTGACTGTTTCTTCTGGTAATAGCCCATTCATTAATTGGTAATTGGTTTGAGTTTCCATCACCTCACAACTTGATTGGTTAGTACAAGTTGAAGTTTCGCCAGCCATACCACTTGCTTGATTCTCTGGTTTGCTTTTGTACTGTTCCCAGTCTTCCCACTTTTCTACTAAGTTGGGATATTCTGCACTCCAACCAGCTCCTAAATTGTAATCAGTATCTAGTACTTGTTCTATGACTGCTGATTTTGGTACTATTTTACTCATATATTATTCTTAAAACTATTAAAGTCGCTAAAACTATTATTATTATCCAGCTTGCTTTGTGTAAAGCGTCTGGGTACATACTATCTAAATAAAATCGCAGTCAACATTCCCACCCCCTGCAAAATAATGAAACCACCTATTATCATCATCCACTTGATATTGCCTCGCATTTGGACTATATCTTTATTCATGTGGAATAAATGATTATTCATTATTTTACCTATCATGCCTTTTAAATCCTCCATCTTTTTATCTAGTTTTTCCATTTTATTATCTGACGTACTCATATAATCATTAAACCTCTGAACGTCTATCTCAAAATCACGTACCCTATTATGGTCTTCTTTTAACATCTTTAAAGTTTCGTCAGAGATTTGGTTCATATTAACAGTCACCTTTTTCTAGCCATTGGAAATACAAATCTTCAATAGGCACTCCTTCGCTAGCGTCTAATTCCATATAGCCATTGCATCTTTCTTTTTCGACCTTTTCTACTAATTCCATGTCATCATAACTGATGGCTTTCTTATCTTTAATATCCTTAAATACCTTAGCTTTCTTAACGTCATAATCACCTTTCTCAAAAGCCTGGCCATGCTTATCATAAACTAGGTAAGGTATCTCTTTCTTTTTACTTATCTTAACAGTTTCTCTTGCTACTTCTTTTTTACCCACGACAGGTTCTACTATCTGGTTCTTCTGCAAAATAATCCCTACACAAATCAAACCTAACACCAATCCTACAATTAAGATTATTACTTTTTCTTCTTTAATAAATTCTATTATTTTATTCATATTAATTTAATCATCAATACGTTTAAGATACATTTGAACTGCTACGGGAGAAGCATGACCTACATTGCCATCATATTGCGAAGTAAGAGCATCGACTTTCATCTGCAATATTAACCAGTCATTAGCTGCTAAATCTACGACAAATGTATTAGCGATATTAAATCCCCAACCACCACCAGCTGCTTGCACAACTTGGCTACCCATAGCTGCTGTACTACTATTTACTACCACTTGTGCAAAATGTGTATGAGGGTCTGTGTCTGCTATTCCATTAATTGAATAAGACACTTCATATTTACCTGCTATATCTACATATACATGGCTTGGATTAGTTGAAGTGCTGTGAGTAATATTATTTAATTCAACTTGACCACCTGTAAAATCAACATCTATATAACTTGTAGAGATACCAGTTACCTCTGCAATCCTATATACCATCCCGTAGGCTGGTATTTGTGTTTTGGATGTAGCTCTCAAATATTGCCCACCAAAGATATGGTCAGCTAAAGATACTAATCCGCCAATGCTTACTAAGGCTACTAGCCCGTATAATGCTATTTTTTTAATCATATTTTTAATCATCTATACGTTTAATAACTATTTGTGCTGCCACTGGAGTATCTAAATTGGCTTCACCATCCCAGTCAGAAGCAGCTGCATTATCCGTTCTTCCTTGTAAAGTAAAGTAGTCATTAGCATTTAATTCCACTATAACAGTGTCTTCTAATACAAAAGCATAACTAGCACCAGTTGATAATACTGTCCCACTACCTAATATTTCAGTACTATTATTTACTAATAACCTTGCATAAGTAGTGTGAACATTACTATTGCAGAAACCATTTACCATGTATGATATTTCATATAACCCGTCTTGGTCTACTGTTATTTGCGCAGGATTTGTTGATGTGCTATGGGTAATACCTTGCGATACCACACTTCCACCAGTAAATTCTGTGTCAGTCCATCCAGCATTAGTGAAACCAGCTTGCTCATCTAAACGATATATCATGGCGTAAACAGGAATTTGTGTCTTTGAAGTAAATCCTACCATCCTAGATTTGCCAAAGATGTGATCAGCTAAGGATATTAATCCACCTATACTTACTAGGGCTATTGCTCCGTATAATACTATTTTTTTAATCATATTTTTAATCGTCTATTCTTACTATACTAAATGTCCCTGAATAATCAGGAGTAAAATCACTAGCAAAATCTTCTGTTACTATATTGCCACCACTACCTGCGCACAATAATTCTACTGTATCACTAGCACTTAACCTAACAATAAAGCTGTGAGCAATGTCAGCAGCAAAGCCTGCCGTCAAAGTATGGGCAATAAAACCATCTTGCACCATAGTCCCATTTACTTCTACTTTACAAAAAGAATTTCTAATATTTGCAGAGAATAATCTCATGTGATAATTAATCTGATATAAGCCACTTAAATCAACGGTTAATGTCCCGTTATTTGTACTTGTGCTGTGTGTTATGTTTAATAATTCTACTTGTGAATCCCATGTGCTAGTGCTATATGCAGTAGTAAAAGTTTGGTCATCTGTCTTATACACATGTGCATAAGCTGATATTTGTGTCTTTGAAGTAAAACCTAACATCCCACCACCAAAAATACTACTACCTAATGAAAGTAAACCACCAATGGATATACACGTTATTCCTATGTAGATTAGTATTTTTTTAATCATATTATTTTATTACATACATGAGTCAGTTGAAGCTGTTAATACTCCGTCTAGTACGGTGATGTAAGTTATACCAGCACCGTCAGTATCTTGCATTGGTATACAACCAGGTTGGCTAGTATCGCCAATAGCGAATGTCGATGTACCAGAACCACTTACAAAACTAAGCATACCAGACCCTGTTGAACCTAAATTACAATCTACATTGGCATCAGTACCAGCACATGTAATATTTGGTCCAGTCCCAGTATCACCACTAGATATTTCTAAATAATTAACAGAATTATCAACTGGTGTGAATTTTAACATTGTGTTTACATTTCCTAGTGAATCCTCTGAACGAATTTCTTGATTGCCTACACCTGCACCACCTAGAAAGTCTAGCCTTCCATCATAATTCATTCCAAACAAATCACCGAAAGCATCAGCGATCACAAAACTTTTAGAAGAACTACTAATTACATCTGACCTAACAAAGAAAATTTCATCGAATGGAGTATTTGGATTATCTGCATCGTATGAACCACCTCTGAAATAAAGCGAACCAGAGTCTACACCGATGGTGGAGCTATTAACAGCAGTTTTATAATTAGAGCTGATTGTAAACGATTCAGCTCCTCCAGCAGTATCTGAAAGGCTGGTAATATAAGTAGCTTTTACTTGCAACCCTACCACAACACATGCGGTTATAACTATGGCTGCAAATATACCCAAGTATTTTTTCATATATTTTATTTTACATACCACGTTGACGAGGTATTTATTTTAGTTATTTTAGTTGCGTTATAAAGAGTCGATATCTCATTACCTGTCAAAACTCGATTATATATTCTCACATCATCCATCTTACCATCAAAATTGCCTTTTACAGTTGGATGATTAAGTGCTCCTACATAGATATTCTGTGCAGAAGAAAATTCACTCGGCTGAGTAGCACTAGAAGCCCTAGAAACTGCATTAAGATATAATCTAGTATTCTGTACCCCGTCATAAGTATAAACCAAGTGATACCAATTATTTGGATTATTATTACCAGTAGTGGCTGAAGTAATAGTCACCAAACTACCACCACTACCTTGCCCAATACGACCAAATACACTACCGTTGGCGTTCATATATATCTGAAAATATCTAGGTGCATCATAATAACCCATCATATTGACTGCTTCGACAACGTCTTGTTTATACCAAAATGCAATACTAAACGCACTTGTCTGACTGAATAAAGCATTTAAGTTGGTATTAGCTAGTGATACATAATCAGTATTACCATCAAAATCCCAAGCCTCATTTAATACACCATTAGCCCAAGAAGTGCCACCGTTATTTGTTCCATTATCATTGTGTCTACTCTTATCAAAAATTGTATTACCATTCACATCATGGGCATCAAAATTCCAATAACCCAACATTCCATCTCTAACCGCACCAGATACTTTTGTAACTCTATAAGCTGAATATCTTGCAATCTCGTCAGAAGTTAATAATCTTTGCCAAACTTTAAAAGAATGTATCTTACCGTCATGACTTGACCCACCAGAAAAAGAAGCACCAATATATATATTGGCTGGATTTTGTGGTGTCCAAGCCGTAGCATCAGCTGTTAGTATTTGATTTCCATTTAACCAAACATTAGTATTGCCAGAAGTACCAGATATATGAATTGTATTTACTTCATCTTTATTCCAATAAGGTTCGTAAGTTGCCAAAGGTATTGTCTCTACGATTGTATTTCCTAACAATATATACAAAATATTATTTTGAACATCAGCCCCTTTCTGCACA